ACATCTTTACGATACTGTGCTCCATTTGCACACGTTGCATACTCAGGATTAAAATCTGTTATCTCTTCATTTAGAATCCGTTCAACGCTCGAGCTGGGATGTCTAGTCTCCCGGAGGGTTTCTGGACTGATATTGTACTGCATAATAAGATGAGGGTACAAACTATTAAGGTCAAAACTGACCACCCAATCATAGCGTCCTGGTTTCGGTTCCTTAACATAAGCTCCTGCGTACTGTGTGTCTTTGTCTGTTCGTACCTTTGGTGGAATGACAATATTCTTCCTCTTCAAGTAATTGTATATTATAGCATCCCAAGTACGAACTTGGAAGAATACATCATTATAATTTATTTTAGCATCATACGCCATAGTAAGACAAAGTTCAATTAACTTCATCTTATCCTCAAGTTGGTCTACAAGTTCAACGTCCTTTATATTATATTCAATAAACTTCTGCCAATTTCCCGTATAGAAATCTCTAAAGGTATCAAATTCACTGTGGTCTAATTTCTTTTGACCAAGTTCAACGTTAGCAATATGATCCAACCTATAAGATTCTTGTGCCTTATAAGTAAACTTTCTGTATAGATCAAGATAATCAATTACAGATATACCTGCCATCTCACAAGCAATCTGTTGACGACCATGCAATGTAAGATCCCTCTTACGAACATAACCCCAAGGAGAAAGTTTACGAACAGTCTTCTCACCCATCAATCTTTCTATTCTTCCAACAATATAAGGTATATCATACAACTCACAGTTCCATCCAGTCACAACTTCTGGTGGATTGGATTGCCAATACTCTAGGAATCTATCAATCAGATTATACTCATCACGACAAAGAACATACTTTACATCCTTACGAGTATTATTGAATGGTCTTGATGCAAAACATATAATCTGCTTTGTTGTATAATCCTGTAATGTGATTGCAAGCAATTCCTCTGCACAATTAAAGACATCAGGGAAACCACTCTCTGCAGCAACCTCAATGTCAATTGTGACTAAATTAATTTTACTTATATCAAACTTAATCTCTTCCTCTGGATAATTCTCGGCAATATACTGACAAATATAACGATCATTTCCATATACATCAAATCCCTGTACACCAGAATACTTCTCATTGAATTCCTTACAATCAGATATCTTACCTGGTTTTATTGGTTCTACACTTTTACCATCTAAAGTTTTATACTTTGATTCTTTCTTAGAAGGAACATAAAGAGTGGGATAAAATGTTTCCTTCGTAGTAAAATGGCGGCCATTCTCATATCCACGGACAAGAATTTCATTAAACCGTTGATGGACATTGGTGTAGAATCTCATTGAATAATGTTTACGTAATCATCAAGTATTTTCTGATTGGGATCAACCAGTGTCAAAATTTTATCTGAACTCATAAACATTTCTGTATTATCAGTCAGACTGGACATCCACTTAGTAAGTTTACCATCCTTGTCAATAACACATGGATTAATTAACTTGCAATCAGGTTGCCCAATGTCAGCTAGTACCTCACTAATCTGAGAGATCAACCTCAGATTATTCGTTAAGTACAGTACCTGAACTGGAAGTTCCTCCTCCACTTCCTGCTCCGCTGGTTCCAACATCTGATCCGTTGGCAGATCCGTCTGGATCATCAGATCGTCTTCCATCCATTTTCTCCGTATAAGATTTAGTAATGCTATCTAGTGGATCAGTAATACAAACTACCCAATCCTTATTTACAATAATATCACTATCCTTAGATAATGACATCCATTTGTAATACAAAACCTCATGTCTTGGCGTACCTTCTTCTTCTACTAGAACTTGAGAAGTTTTAACTTTTACACAATGAGGATCCTTAAAAAGGTAAGATACCAATTCATCTTCAGAGTTACGAAACTCCTTAATGTCAGCAATGACCTCTTCACCAGATTTTAGTAATACGAGTTGTACGCTCATAGTTTTTATTTTCCTTTATGTATTATATCACCAATGACCCAAGACTGCAACCCGTGACCATTTATTCTTAATTGGACAGATGATACCACATTCTCAGGAACTACTACACAATATCCAATACCAAGATTGAATACATTCTTCATCTCTTCTTCTGGAATCTCACCTGCCAATTGAATCTTACTAAAGAGTTCTGGCAACCTCCAAGAGTTATAATCAACTCTTGCTTCTAATCCATCAGGAATACAACGTGGAAGATTCTCTGGTATACCACCACCTGTTATATGTGCCATTCCCATGATAGGAAAATCTTTTATTAGACTTGCAACCACGGGAGCATAGATGATTGTAGGATTAAGAAGTTCTGGCATCTCACTAAGATATAACTTATGCCTCCACAACATATCTCTAATCAAACTAAACCCATTACTATGAACACCACTACTTTCTATTCCTATAATAACATCACTCTCACGTATTGTACTACCATCAATAATTTCTCCTTGTTCAACTATACCAGTACAAAATCCTGATACATCCCTAATAGGATCTACCATTGATGAACGTCTTGGATGCTCTGCTGTCTCTCCACCCAATAGACTGCAACCAGATTGCTTGCATCCTTCTGCTATACCATCAACTAAATGTTTTACCAAATTCCCATGTAATTTTATATCTGAAGTACAGATATAATCCAAGAAGTATAATGGTTTTGCACCACAGGTGATTACATCATTCACACACATTGCAACAAGATCAAGACCTATGCCATTCATTACCGATGGATCACCAGTTGCATTTAATTCAGCAACATGTATTTTAGTTCCTACACCATCAGTACCAGAAACTAATACAGGTTTCTCATATCCTTCAGGTATTCTCATCATCCCATTGAAACCACCAAATCCACCCACGACCTCAGGCCGATGAGTGGATTTAACGGTGTCTTTAATTTGATCTACAAAAGATCTTCCAGCTTCAATGTCAACTCCAGAAGTTTTATAATCCATCATGTAATCATAACTATAGGAATATTATATCACAAATATTCTTTTCTTGCATGATGTTTTGGAACTATCTTCTTCAACTCTACTGAAAGGAGTCCATCAATAAAGCTGACGGATCCAACCTTTGTATCGTCGGAGACCGTCCAGACCCGCTCAAAGGAACGTTGGGCCAGTCCTTTATGGACAAATTCTCCAACATCTTCTGATTCTTCTTTTTTGCCCTCGACATATAGTTTTCCAAACTCTGTATAGACTTTGATTTCATCTTTCTTAAATCCCGCAAGGGCGATTTCGAGTTTCGACTCATGATTGTTTAATTGTATTAAATTGTATGGTGGATAATTTGATTGTGGGAAATCTGAATTAAAAAACCTGTCTAGGTAGTCATCCATCCCTATGCCATTTTGTCTTATCACCTTCATCAATTCTGGAAGGTTGGCACTATGATACGTTGCTAGGTTAGTCATTTTTAGCTCCTTGTTAAGCGAGTTTGTGTTTTGTGAACCCCGAAGGCATTCACCTATATTTATAGCACATATCGTAAAAAAGAGCAGTAGGGTTACCCGTCCTTTTGCATTTGTTCTTCTAATTTTGCTTTAGCTGCTTTAACTCCAGCAAGTCTTTCTTCTAAAGATTCTTCAAAGAAATTATACATCTTTAATTTTTTCTCACGACGTTCCTCTAGAGTCATTTTAGAGAATTTGCAGAACATGGGTATTCATATAACTTTACATATTATATAGTTATCCAATGTTCCAAATTTTTGTACAGTAATCCCTAATAGAACGATCTGATGAGAAGAATCCAGACCTTGCAACATTAATTAAAGACATACGTTGCCAGTTCTTCCAGTCCTTCCATGCACTACTTACTCTATCCTGTGCATCACAATAATCAGAAAAATCTGCAAATACACAGAAAGGATCCTGATTTACTAAGTTATCTACAAGTGGTATGAAAGTTTCTTTACATCCATTGCTAAAATGCCCACCCTTAATAAGATGAATTGCTTCCCAAACTTCTGGACTCATATGATCCTGAGGATGATATCCATCTGCCCATAATTTTGCTATACCACTCTCATCATTACCAAATAGGAAGAAATTCTCTTCTCCTACAAGATCACGTATCTCTACGTTAGCACCATCCAATGTACCAATAGTTAAAGCACCATTCATTTGGAACTTCATATTACCTGTACCTGATGCCTCCTTACCAGCAGTAGATATTTGTTCTGATAAATCAGCAGCAGGATAAACTTTCTCCCCTACCTTGACACTATAATTTGGTAAGAATACTACACGTAATTTACCATCCATATCAGGATCAGTATTCACTACCTCTGCAATAGAACAAATAAAATTAATTATCAACTTTGCCATATAATATCCAGGTGCAGCTTTACCACCAAAAATTACTGTCCTCGGAACTCCATCATGTCCATTCTTGATACGAAGATATTGAATAACTACCCAAAGAGCCATAAGATGTTGTCTCTTATACTCATGAATCCTTTTAACCTGCACATCAAACAAACTTGAAGGATCAACAGATATACCCAATTCATCATGAATATAAGTTGCTAGATTATGTTTACCAAGTACCTTACACGTGGCAAACTTTTCTATTAATCCTGCATCATCAATATAATTCTCAAGATTTCTAAGTTGTTCACCATCAGTAATCCATCCTGGTGCATACTCATCAAGAACTTCAACCAATCCTTTATTACAAGAAGCAACCCATCGTCTTGGTGTAACTCCATTAGTTACATTAGTAAACTTATGAGGCCATAGATCATTAAACTCTGGCATCAACTGAGTCTTAACTAACTCAGA